GTGCTTGCTGTCCTAGTACGTAAGTGTTGTAAACGCGAGCAGCAGGTGTTACTGTTAGAGTATTAGTTCCAACAGTTCCTGAGTTAGCAACAGACACTGTAAGTGTTGTGTTTGTTGTACCAACTGAGATTGCTGTGATTTTAGCGCCTGTACCTACGTTAGTACCAGAGATCTTATCTCCAACTTCTTGTAGGCCACCGAAAGCAGCATTTGCTACTACGATTGTGAATTCACCAGATACACCGCTTACTGCTGGAGCAGTAGCAAGTGCTGTTAGGTCTCCACCTGAGATTGAGTTGGTCATGCGTGGTGTCTCGATGAAACGGACACCTTCCCATGCGCCAAGTTCACCAGCAAGTAGTGGACCAACATTCTGGTACTCGTGTGGTGTACGCCAGATGTTGTTACCTGTCTCTGTACGGAGATCATGTGAAACTTCTGGGTGGATGTATGAAACATACATTCCGCCACGAGGAACAACATTAGCAGCGCGCAACTTTGTTACAGCGTAACGTACGTCGCGTCCCTTAAATGTGTCTGATGCTACGATTGAAGTCTTAGCAGCAGTTGTTGATAGTGATCCGCCAGCCTCACGGATGACATTTGTACCTGCATCAAGAATAGCAGCAACACCATTGTCTAGTGTAGTTGCCATGTTGAATGCAACTGCGTTAGCAATCCATGGATCAACATCAGCAAGACTCATTAGTGACATCTTACGTGTTGGAAGTACTACGCGACCTAGTTCTGTCTGTGTGACATCTAGTGTTGTAGTTGCTGGAAGTGCTACTGCATCTGGGTCTACAGTTTCAGCGAGTGTTGCACCTGCAATTGAGGTGTCAGCAATATCGTTGTGGAACTGGAAACGGATTGAAGAACCGTCGTGAGTTGGGTTTCCGACCTTCTTGTCCGCGATAGCGCGGAACTGTGGCATTGAACGCAAGTTGATTTCGATCAACTTGTCGTACGCCAAAGTTACAAGATTGGAACCTAACCCAGAGGTTGTGGTTGAAAAGACATCAGGCATTTGCTGATATCCCCTTTCTGGTTAGTGTGCGGTTTAGTTACCGCTGAGAATGGATAAAATCTCATCTTCTGAACCTGCATTCGCAATGCGATTTAACAGGTCATCTGATGAGGCTGGTGTCTCTGCTCCTGTGAGTGCACTATCCATACGCTGCATCGCTGCAATATCTTGTTGAGCAACTCTAGGCTTTTCTGATGGTGTGTAACCAAATACGTCACCATTGTTATCTAGCCATGCTCCAATAGCATCTTCAGATGCTTCGATATCTGATGGAATGAATTGTGCAATCTTAGGATTGACACCTCTGGATGTAAGTACATCCTTCAAAATCCGCTCTTTTTGGGACTTAGTTAGATCACCCATAGTTGTCTCTAACTCCTTGTTACGCTTCTGCTCAGCCTTGAGGGCTTTACGAAGTTTCTTAACTAGGTCGGTATCAGCGTCAAACGATTCAAAATCGTTATCTTCTTCGTCATCCCAGATGTTGTCGCGGTCTGTGCTCATAGCACGTTCTCCCTTTATTAGTAGTTGTCGCACACCTCAATCACAGACGGGGATCTGTATTGGCTTGTACTATCGGTCTTGTACACTTTGCGGGGCCGATAGATCCGCAAAGGATTCTTATATTGCTGTGTTAGCAGTAGAGCCCATTAGTCCATAACGGCTCATACCAGACGCACCTTGGAAGGCACGAATGTTCTGCTCAGATAGTCTCTTACGACGCTGTGAAGCCATTCCTAAGAACTGCTCTGCTTCTAGTTCCTTCTGGATAACAGGAGCAAGAACATCAGCATTTTCACCAGTCTTTTCATAGATACCTGAAAGGGCTGTAGTTGGATTCAACTGTTCTGCAATGTTTTCATATCCTTGACCTGCAAGGTTAGTAACCTGTGCTTCTGAGTATCCAAGTGCTGATAGACGAGCAGCGTTAGCCTGAGCAGTTGCTGTATCAAGTTTGATACCAGCGTTGCTACGACGAACTGCTTCAACTGCAAATGCTGCAGTTTTACGACGAGACTCAAGTTCTACAGTTCCGATTTCAGGAGCCAAGAAGAAACTTGTTAAGTCTGCACCACCTGAGATGTATCCTAGATCCTTAAGTGTTTGTAGATACTTAGGGTCAGCATCGATACCACGAAGACGAGCAGAGTTCATGCGCTCATCTAGTTCGGCAACAGATACATCATTCTGTAGATACTTTTGGATAGAATCTTTTTCGCTAAACTTTGTAGAAACCTGATACTTGTCAACCAACTTCTGATATCCAAGAACCAAAGGAACTAGTTCGCTTGGCTTCTTTGGAACCTTAAGTTTGTCATTGAAAGAACCAAAGTCACGATAGTAAGGTGACTCAATATCTGTACCAGACTTGCTCTTGTATGTAGGAAGATATAGATACTGATCAACAACATCGCTGATTTCGTTATCTCCCTGGAAAGTTCCATCCTTGATGATTGTACGGAAGTAAGTCACGCTATCATCAACAGTCTTGACTGGAAGTCCTGCAGCAATTAACTTTGCACGAAGGATTAACCAAGTCTTATCAAACTTCTGTTCTGGAGTTTCAGTTGGTTCTGGAATAGGGTCTGGTTCTGGATCTGGGTCTCCATCTCCACCGCCGCCTCCTCCGCCGCCGCCTCCGCCGCCACCGCCACCTCCGCCGCCGCCGCCGTCGCCACCGCCAGAGCCGTCTCCGCCTCCACCAGCACCGCCGTCGCCACCGCCAGCACCGTCACCAGCACCACCGCCACCGCCACCAGTACCATCGCCAGCGCCGTCTCCAGTACCGTCTCCAGTACCGTCACCAGCGCCTTCACCAGTATCTCCGCCATCAATTGCAAGAGTACCACCAGCAACTCCACCAGCAACTGCACCACCTGCTGTAGCACGCGCTGCTGCTTTTGCAGCAGTTGCAGCCTTGGCTGCTGCTTGTGCAGCATCGGTAGCATCTTGACGAGCCTTTGCCTTTGCAGCAACTTCTGCTTTACGTGCTGCGGATTTTGCTGCTAATTCATCATCAGATGCTTTTTTGCGTGCAGCAGCAGCAGCGGCTGCATCGTCATCTGCAGTCTTTGCTGTAGTAGCCTTAGGAGTTGTGGCTTTAGGAGTTGTAGCCTTAGGAGTAACAACTGGTTCTGGAGCCTTAGCCGCAGTCTTAGCGGCAGAAACCGCTTTAGCCTCTGCAGCAGCCTTTGCTGCATCTGCAGTTGGAGACTTAACTGTAGTAGTAGGTTTAGCAGGTGTAGCCTTAGCAGTAGTAGCAGCAGCCTTTGCCTCAGCGGCTGCTCTGGCAGCATCTGCTCCAGAAGTAGGCAAAACCTTCTTAGGTGCAGCAGCGGCTACATCGGCAACCTTCTCTTTGATTGCAGTAGTAACATCAGAAACAATTTTCTTGTTACCAACGCCACCATCTTTAAGAACTTGAGTTGCTTCTTTTTGAAGCGCTTGAGCCTTCTTAACATCTGTAGCAGTAACCTTAGGCTTATCAAGAATCTTAGCAATCTGAGTTTCAATTGCCTTTGCTTCTTTTACTGCGTTGTTAGCAGCAATAGCCTTAGGTACTGATTTAACAACAGCCTCAATTGCCGTAACCAGAGGTGGTTTTTTAGGTGCCATTATTATAGTCCTAACTTAGATGTCAAAACATCACCGATGTTACTGAATGTTGAAAATGCGTCAGAACTTTCCATCCAGTCATTGCTCCCACGAATAATTCCAAGTGCTTCCCAATCAGTTGCTGTACGGATAACACCCTTATCGTCTTTAACGTTCATCATTTGCTTAATGATTGGGGAATCCATTGTGTACTTTTTCTTAGTGACTGATTGAGCAAGTTTAATGTACTGGTCAGATAGTGTCTTCATATCTTCACCAGAGTTGAGAAGGTCTGCAACACCAGGGTTTAACTTGGCTGCAAGTGTACGAATCTTTTGCTTCTCAGTAGCAATCTTCTGCTTAGCCATCTCTGCATCACCAGTACCAATGATTGATGTAATGATTCCAGCAATAGACTCGAACTCAGGCTCCTTCAAGCCATTGTTCTTGTAGGTATTGCGAATCTCATCAAAGATAGTCTTTGCTGCGCCACCAAGTTCAGGTGTCATCTGGTAGTCACGAGATAGGTACTTAGCAAGGTAGTTAGCCTGCTCTTCCTCTGTGAATCCAAGTCCACTACGAGTAATTGTGCTCTTGCCCGTGCTACCAGCAGTAGATGTTGTGGTAGTTCCAGAAGACCTTGTTGTAACTGCTTCCTTCTTTGCCTGAGCGTTAAATTTTTCCATGAAAGCAGTAACCTGAGTATTGCTTGGCATCTTGCCGTAGGCTGTGTAGTAGCCCTTACTGTAAGCAGTATAAGCATCTGTCTTATCAATCAAGTTGATAGCAGTAGATGCATCCTTGCTAAACTTAGTCTTAGGACCACCAGAGCCTAGCCCTGTCTTATTGAGATCTTCTAGCCATGTAAAGTATTCAACACCATTAAGGCGTGCATTTACGATAGCCTCACGAAGAGCCTTAGTATCATCTAGATCAAAAGCACCTAGTGCGCTAGTACCCTTTGAACCACCTGAAGAGCGAAGCAAAGCCTGCAAGTAGTTGAGGTTATTCTTGAAACCATCTGTACGAGATGTGTTACGAAGACGGTCTAACTCTGATGCAATGATATTACTGAATGCAACGCTATCTGCAGTAGCAAGTGTTCTAGTGTATAAAGAACCTTCTGCACGCACTCTTGCAGCAACGGCTGCAGCATTACTGTTAGCCATATTGCCCATAGAGTAATAGGCTGTGTTTGCTGCTGCGCGAGCAGAGTCTGCTGTTGGGTATACTACTTTTTCAGCCACTTTAGTCCTTTGCCTTCATAGTTCCTGCGAATACACGGTAATACATTGGTGCAAATGCTGGATTTTGTAATACTAGTTGGTTTCCTAGTATCTCCAGGTTTGCACGTAAACTAGATGCATACCAGTGTGAACTTCCTAGATCGGGTTCTGCTGTAATGCGTGTAGACTTTAATAGTTCTACTGCCTCTGAATAAGCGGTGTAGAACTGTCGAGTCTCATCATAAATAGGTGACTGCTGGAAACGCTCATCTTTAAGAGCCTTAGCCACATTAGAAATACGCTCTTGATCTGTTCCAACAACAACTAATGATGCAGGTGCAGCCCCACCGAAACGCTGGTTAAGAGCATTAACTTCTCCTGCATACCAGACATCAGAGTATCCACTAGCAGCCTGTATCTCAGAGATCTGAGACTTAGCCATCTTGTAAACAAGTTCTTCTGCTGCTGCTTCAAGTTCTTCACGGCTAAGAACCTCACGGCGTCCTGTAGCCTTCTGCCATGAGTAATAGGCTGTAGCAGCCTCTCCACCAGGGAAGAAGAATGGGATAATATCGCCACTCTTTGTAGCGTATGTATCTGCTACATCAGGGTTGTTGTTCAGGAAAGACCATGCATCAGCAGTACCAGTAACAGAGCGAGATGACCCACCCATGATTGCTAGAAGGTTCTTCTCACCAAACTCTTGAGAAAATTCAGTTACTGCCTTCATGTAATCACCAGGATGGTTCTTGCTAATCTGGTCCCATGCACTGTATAGCATTGTCATGCTAGCAAAGTCCAACTTACCCTTGTTTGTAGGAATCTTTGTAAAGATTTCACTAGAAGGTGTAGCAGGTGCGATGCTCTGGAACAGTGCCTGTAGAATACCAACACCACGAGACATCGCTGCAGCATCGTTAAATAAGTCATTACGTGCAACGTCATCAGCAAGTGGATTCTCTCCATACTCACCAGTAGCGGCTAGGTATGATGCCCAGTCCTTAACGCCACGTCCAATAGTCTTCTGGTCATTAATTGCATAGTAGAAAGTCTTACGCAACCATGCTGGAGCCAAAGAACCGAATGGATCTTCTGTCTGACCAAATGGCATTACAACGTTACGGATAGTATCCCATACAGGTCCAAATGCTCCAGACTTGCCAGTTGCTTGATAAGCAAACTGTGCTGCAGGTCCGAATCCAGGAACACCAGGGTTCACGTTACCGAATGCAAGGTTAAGAGCCTGTACAGGTGCTGTGATTTCTAGTTTAGACATAGCACCGTTTTCAACGCCTACCATACCACCAACTAGACCACCAATGAAACTACCTGCGATTGGATAGCGGAAACGCTTCTCGCCAAACTCATCTTCGTAAATAAAGCCTTGTCCTTCGTCATACTCGACACCAGTGATATCATAGATAGCGCTTGTGCCTTCTTTGGTTAGTGCGTTGTACGCACGACCCACCTTGTAGAAGTTAACAGGGTTCTTAACGAATAGTTCGCCCCACTTGTTAATAGTATTAAACTGTGCCTGAATGAAAGGGAATACTAAGCGTAAAGCCTGTGCAGACTGTAGTTGCTTAGATGCATCGTAGAACAATCCCTTTGTATAAACAGATGCGTTCTTAGCAGACATAGAGTTCAACTGATTAAGTGAAATGCCTGCTTCGTGTACATAGTTATCTCCACGACGAGACAGTTCCTTCTCAATGAACTTAATTGTTGGATGCTTCTTAAGAGGCTTTCCACCAACCTTGATTCCATCAAGATTCTTGCGAGCAAGTTGTAGTGCCTTCTTTAGGTCTGGAGTATCAAGCATGTTTGCATAACGACCTACGTGGTCCCAGTATGCCATGCGATATTCAGGTCCAAAGTTAACAACGTTCTCAATCTTAGTGTTAAGATCGAAGAACCAGTCGACAGCCTTAGTTAGTTGCTTCTCATCAGCATCAGCAAAACGCTTAGATGTTGCCATCAATGCGCTACCACCAGTCATCTCTTCACGTGGGAAGAAACGCTCTAGTTGCTTATTGAACGGAAGATTTAGACTAGCCATTTCATCCATGTTCTTAACACGCTTGTATGAAGGAATTGCCATAGCAATTGCGTCTTCACCTGAGCCAAAGATTAATCTTTCGCCAGCAAGTAATGAACGAATGTTATCTGCTTTGCCACCGTTGCCTGCAAGGGCATTGAGTGCATACATGTAACTAGCAGTTGATTGGTCATCAAACAGATAGTTGAAAAGGTTTTCAGGGTTAATGTTGTCCTTGGAGAAAGGCTTTGATGGATCCTTAAGTAGAATCTTATCGAAGTCTGACACGACTCCGCGTCCTTCTTCCTTGCTCAGACGAGCACCCTTTTGAATTTTTTGTAGGATTTCTAATCCTGCTTTGTCTTCTGTAAGGTACTTGATAGTAGCGCTCTGTAGTTCAGGTGTACGAGCACGTGCTACTAAAGGCATTAAATCATCAGATGCAAAGCGCATCAGGCTTACAGATAGACCCTTGTAATAGTCTGGGTGCATGTTGTCAATAACTTCATAGACCTTACCAACGAATGCTGTACGTGGATCTCCTGCAGAGATGCTACGCTTTACAAACTGTAGGTACTCATCGACTGCTTCTGTGAACAAAGCATCATCTTGAGGGTTCTTAAAGTTAGTGCCAAAGATATCGTTCTGGTACTTACCATAGCGAGCAGCCAACTTCTGCATAGCAGTACCCTCAGGATTAGCCATTGCCATAGCAATATAACTCAAAGGGTTCTTGAAGATGCTGTCGTGTCCTGAGAAGAACTGACGAAGTTGCATTTCACCAATGTTACGCATTGTGTAAGATATACGGAATGCCAACTGAGCAGTACGCCAGTAGTCACCAATCTCATCTGCTGCTACTTTCGCAGCACGAGCCTTGCCAAATATGGCGCTGTTCTTATCATAGTTGTTGATAGCCTGTACGATTGGCTTAGTATCACGCAACTGAATAACATCATCTAGGAACTGGTGAGCATAGTTAGCACCAGTCATAGGTAGCAAAGAGCCATCATGTAGCATCATTGTAGGTGTAGTACCAGTAGCCAATTTAGCATAATTGTACTGCTTAACGATTGCTTGTTCTTTACCTGCAACCTTAAGCACATCATCTAGGACTTTTGCTAGTTCAGCATCGCCCTTGCCATGAAAATCTACAAGAGCCTTCTGTGCAACCTTCATTCCGTCCATGATTATCTTAGAACGAGAGGTATAATCTGACTCACGGATGACCTTATTAAGGATATCATCCACTACATTCTGAGGTACTTTAGCAGTAGTAAACCAGTCATTAAGACCAGGAACTAGTCGATCTAGGTCACCTAAAGGTAGCACTGTAGAACGTACATAGATATTACTAAATGCCTTTTCAGCCTTTTCTACCCACTTGACTGCATCAATGTTAATTTTATCTGTAACCTTGATGATAGGAGACTTGTTACCTAGTGCAAGTTCAGTACGCATAAGCATAGAACGTGCAATAATAGGATCTGTCTCAGGAGATGCAAGGTGACGCAAGAAGATTGAGATAACTTGGTCAGATGTTGTAGCATCTGCTAGTTCACGAGTAAGGTCTACATCTAGTTTACGACCAAATAGGCGGTGTACACGCATAGCATTAGTCTCACCAGCAACAACTTCTGCGATTGCTTGGAACTTACGGCCAAATAGGTACTTCATAGCCTTAGTTCCATCAGCAGATAGTCCACCACCGAAGGTGTCTACTAGTCCAACCTCTGCACGAGTCCATTCATCAGCAAAGCGTGCTTCGCCAATCTTAAGTTCTAGGTCAATAATCTTCTGTAGACCAGCATTATCAGGGTCATTAACTAGTCTTGCTACCAATTCAGGGTCACGTTGTGCGAATGTACGCAACTGTGTGATATCACCTAGGCGTGTCTTAGTGCTTTCTAGTGCTTTTTGTGACTTTTCTACAGCAGCCTGTAACTTACGGATAGTTGCATCAGACTTTTCCATCGACTTAGTGATGTTAAGTGCTGCAGCAGCACCAGTCTTTGTAGAATCAGCAAGCACTTCACTCGCCTTTACTGTACGAGCAGCAAGAAGGTCACCATTAGTGACTGCTACTCCACCCATTTCACCATAAATGGAACGGATGTTTGTAAAGATGTCAGCCTTGTAGATGTCTTGAATAGCATCAACGATAATTTCTGTAGCCTGTGGTACCTTTGCAGCGGCAATTTTGCCTACAAATGCACCTAGTGACTCAGGTGAACCACCTAGTACGCTATCAATCAAGCGTAGTGACTCATCAATATCGCTAGCAATTGCACTAAACGCATCGCGTGTAGGACCAGGAAGTGAGAAGTCGTTAGACTTTTCTAGAAGAACATCACGCAAAGCGGTACGGTTTTTAAGTTCCTTCTGTGCAGCCTTACCAGTTACCTGTGTAAAGTCAGCAGCCATGTCTACAATAACTGGTGCTTTCTTTCCAGGAATCAATTGTGCTACAAATTCATCGTTACCACGAGTAGCAAATGTTAGTTTGCCTGCCTCTGGAATCTCATCAAAGAATACGGCAGCGGTAAAACCTTCACCCGTGTTGAAGTAATCTGCAGATAGTCTGCTGAGTCGATCAACTGTATCGCCCTGCTTACCTGTATTCATAGCGTCAAAGACGAACTCAGCAACTGCTTGTTCATTTACGGCTTGACCGCCTGCGCTAACAAGGTTCTCTTCGTTCTTTGTACCAGCAGTAAGACGCTTTTGAGCCTTAGAAGTCTCTGCTGCGTTTCTTGCTTCAATTGCCTTGGCTAGTTTTTCTTCGTCCTTAAGATACTTTACTTCGCTTTGGCGAATAATCTCTTTAGCACCAGCAGTACGCTCCTTAATAAGAGCCTTCTCATCCTTGCTTAAACCTGTACGCTCTTTGAAGTTAGCAGCAATACGTGCATCTTCGCGTTGTGCTGCAGCCTTAGCAGCCTTAAGTTCTTTTCCGCCACGGCCAATCTTTGTAAGTGCACCAGGTCCAAGGTATGTAAGTGGGTCAGTAGCAAGGTTGAGTGTTGCATCAACAATACCTGACATTACACGGTATGAAGTGCTGTTTGGATCTGCACCAACAGTAGTCATCAATCCACGACCTAGCGTGAAGGACTTACCATTGATCTGTCCATAAGCAGCCATAGCCTTAGCCTGTGCTTTAGAAACCTTTGAGTCATCTGAGATGAAGAAACCTGAACCAGTATCAACCTTAGTAGGATCTGCTAAGAATGCACGACCCAATTGTCCTAGTTGGGTAGATTCACCAAAGATACCTTGTCCAACATCCTTTAGAACCTGATTAAAATCTGGCTCTCGCTTACCTGAAGAAATAGCATAAGCATTTCTACCAAGTGTAGTAAGAGAATCATAGATAGAACGTGTAGCAATAAAGCCAACGCGTGTAGTTCCCTTAAGTGAAGAGTATAGACCATCACGGATATCACCTAGTAGTGACTTATCCTTATCAACGCTAGACTTGATATTTTTTTGATTTGTCAAGTCCTGCTTAAGTTGTGCAAGTCCATCAATAGATGCAAGTTTTCCGATGCCTGGAGTTTCAGGTGAGAAACCCATACGAACAGCAGACATGATAAAGTCTTTGCTCTGATTAGGATAACGCGACATGAAAGATGAGAATGTCTGATATTGGGCAGGAGTGAGCGTGCTCATCTCGCTTTCAATCAAACGGTCCATCTGCACCTGAGGATTATTAAAGATACTTGTTGTTTTAAGTTTCTTATTCTTCTCAGGATTCCAGTAATCTAAAGACGGCAATTAGCGCCCCTCTTCGTCGAATGCTTCTACGATACGTCGAAGTTGTGGAGTCGGATTAGCCATGTACATAGCGCGCGCAAGAACTGATAGTTGATCAGGTGCGTCGATAGGTGTCATCAATACTTCTGAGCCAGGACCATCTCCAGCGTTGACGCCAGCAGTTACTGCCTCGTCAGGACGACGTGTAGGTTCAAATGCTCCTACTACAGGAAAAGAAGAAGCCATACTCTGTTGAGGAGCAGCCTGCTGCATAGGTGCGCCAGATGCTAATCCTTGGAGTTCTGCGCGTTGCCCATAGGCACCACCAGAAGATTCTTGAATTTTTGCATCACGCTGAATCTTTTTTACGTTACCCAAGTCATCACGACGAGCGAACTTTCCTGGACCTCCAGGTACATCTGTTGCCATTTTAGTCCTCGTCTTCGTCTAAGTGTCGTCTAACATCTTCTAGTGTTGGTGCTGACACCATCCATTTAGGACGCATCTCTGTTGCAGATAAAATCCATAATGCATTGTCAGTTGTAAATCCTGCTTTACGCAAGGACTTATAAAATTCGTGTAACTCAATAGCGTACTGGTCTAGTTTTGAGTAGTCTTCATCAACTACCTGCTTCTTCCTTGTAGCCATTTTTTTTCCTTATCCTAAGCCTGCTAGAATTGATGCTAGATCTGGAGCGCCACCTTGAGGTGGTGCGCCTTGTTGAGGGGCCCCACCAGAGGGTTGTCCAGGAGTTGCTGGGGACGGGGGCGCATTCTCAACTGGGCCCTGTGAACCTGGTGGAGCCATCTCTGGCTGTACTGGTTGTTCAGGCTCGGGAGGAGTGAACACGGCCAATGCAGCAGCCTCTATGCTTTCACCTTTGCGACGACGCTCAATGATGTCAGCAATATTCTTAATTAACGGAGATGGGTCTTGACCTTGGGCTGCCATGGCAGGGATTGCCTGCGCACTTGCTGTAATAGCAGCAGTTAAGTTTTCCCGCATTTTTTCAATTTCAATACGTTGCTCTTCTTGTGAAACGTTTACGCTCCATGGAAGTTCACGACGAATGAAGTCCTTAGATACCAAGTCAGCACCTAGTGCTTGTAGTGAGAAAATCAGAGCGCGCGAAGGATCTAATCCAGCCATCAAGCCATATCGGACTTCTACCGAAGTATCGCCCTTAATGTCCTTGCTTGGCAAGTACTTTAACTCGTACGGTGTGCCTTGCGCTACACCTCTGACGCTTTTCTCTTCATTGAAAAGGATCTCGTCCATTTCAAAGCACAACTTCAAGACATCTTCAAACACCTCAGCAAGGATGGTTTGACCAGCCTTGATTTGAGAGTCGAAGGCGCCTAGAAGTGCTTGAACACCTTGGCCAGTAATAATGCTGGCATCGATGTTACCTGTTCTACCTTCTGGATAACGAGCACCGAGTCTTAACTCAGATTGGAGTGCTGCTTGCTCCTGGAAAGTAGCAGCGGGAATATCCAAACGGACACGCCCGACAGCGTTTGGTTGGTTGGTTCTGATAATCGCATCAGGACCCATTGGCATATCTAGTACATCATCAGGTACAACAAGTGGTGCTTGGATTGCTTTTTCCGCTGCTTCCATAGCAAGGTTAGCAAAACGAGCACGTGCAAGTTGTACAAAAAGTACATCGTCAAACTGACCGCGTGGTTCGCCATCTAGTGATGGACGAATTGCGATACGCACAGTCATCTTACCCATAGGGTTCTTAGCAGATGACAAAATTAAATTATCACGAGCAGGCATGTACAGAACAATTGATTCTTTATCCATATAGCGGATGATGTCAATTGGTGCATTGAGGTTCTGCTCAGTACCCCAGCGTCCCATAATACGATCTGCGTTCTCAGGGAACTCATTTACAAGTTCAGCAACAGTCTTTGAGTAGCGCTTAGCATAAGCAACTACACGACCAAAACGGTCATTCTCGTAGTACACACCTAGAGGATCTTCTACACGGATACGTGGAAGATTATTCTCCCAGTCTGGCTCAACGTGAATAGGCAAGAAACCATAGGAGAAGTACTGGTCTGAACCTGGATACATCTGAGTCTGCAAGCGAGAGTTGTAGACATAGTTGTTAGCAATCATAGAACGCTTGTCAGCAAACTGACGACCACGATCTGATGTTACATTTACAGCGGTGCAGTTAATTGAAGGTAGCGGTGCTAGAACCTCTGCAAGGTCGCGTGCTGCGACGTCGACAAAGTTGGCGACCATTGCGTGATCCATGCCCTCAGGGAATAGGTCAGGAAATACCTGAACCATCTTTCCCTGACGTACGGCAAGAATATTAGCCATGTTGCTATCGCGTTCTGCTGCGCGATGCTTCATAGCCTCAACGCGGCGCGCGATAATCTTGATGTCTGCCATTGTTATCCTTCGTCTTGACCAAATTCATAGTCATTCAAGTTGACCATGTATCGAGTATCTCTTTGGCGTTTAGTCGCCCACTTGTTTTCAATGTGACTCTGATTCATTCGAGTAGTCCCAATAAGTTCTCTTGCGCGTAGTTCACAAAACCATAAAGCCATCACACAGTCAGTCTTACCTTTAGTGTCAGGCTTCCAAGTAATCAACTGCTGAATCAAAGCCTTGACACCTTCTGAGCCATCCTGTGAAGGAAGTTCTAGCAGGTTATCATTTTGATGTGAGTTGCCACGCATAGTTCCAAACAGTCCAGACATAGCAGCAACACCAAAACCTGTGTCCCACTTATTTCTGCCAGTGAACTGACTAGAGAATCTGACCCCCGCCGAGGCTAGGTAATTACGTAGAACCTCATCTAAGGCGTAAGCCTTCTGATGTGCATTGGTTTCGATACGTAGTTCCTGAGGTCGATACTTTTCGACCCATGCCTCAATCAAATTTTGAATCTTCTGTGGTGTAGGCTCTTGCATATTCTCTACATCTAAAACGTAGCGGTGACGCGTTTGCCTATCCACTGTCATAATAACAGCAGCGGTATTACCAGTCATAGCAGGATCTAGTCCCATGATGGTGTACCACTGACCTTGCTCCTTGGGGTGACCAGGAGTCCCAGGCTTTAGAGATCCACGCTTACGCATCCTGTTGATTGAACCTTGGACACACGAAGGTGGAAAGATGGAGTCCTCTTGGACATCCTGTTGCTGATAAACCAATGCCCACGCACTCGGAGAGACCTCAGATCGTCTGCGAAACAGCGCGGGCCCGTCCCACTTAGGATAAAGACCTTCATCATCTGGAAGGATATCTTCATCTGAACCTTCCCAGGGTATGTTGGACTTAGGCCACAGAGTGACCCATTTCTCTGGATCATCGTCATACTCCAATACTGCTGGCATTGACATATATGTAAACGGAGTCTTACCACCAGTCCAGTGGTCAGGGTTTTTAATTTCACGGTAAAGATCGTTAGCCGCGATACGCGTTCCTACGATTAGTAACTTACCAGAGTCACCTAGACGTGTAACGACGTCTCTTTGCAGCCATGTGAGTTGTTTCTCCCACTCATGGGCATTCGAGGTAGTAACGACGTCATCCAGAATAATAAGGTTAGAACGCGCACCAGTGATTTGACCACCAACACCCAGAGCCTGAACAGTCGGGTCCTTTTCTGTGGAATCGCGGCTGAGATAAATCCTATCAGCCTTCCAGGTATCAGCATCTTCTTTCCATCCACCAGCAGAGCCATAGACAGATTGCATTTTAGCCCACCGCTCATGAGACAGGCGCTGCTTAATTGAGTATAAGTATTCTTTGGCGCGCTCTTGAGTCTTTGAGACGATGGTAATCTTAATGTTGGGATCCATGGCAATACGGTAGACACAGTAGTTAACTGTGATTACAGTAGACTTGGCATGCTCAGGAGGCACATTCAGAAGAAGGCGCTTCTTGCTAGCAGGCTCGTAGACCATGGAAGGGTGGATGTAACTTGGCTCACTACCCTCAAGGATGTCAATCCAGGAACGGTGATGAGGGAAGATAGGGCTATCAAGGAACTCGGCTGAGAACTGCTCAAAGCCAATCTTGTATTTGGCATCACCTGTAGTAAGGGTTAGAACCTTCTCACCCTCAGAGCGGGCCTTCTCAAGATCCTTCATGAAGCGGTCATCCTGGCGCCATGTTTTCATGACATCAGGCTTACGACCAGACCTAGCAATAGAGTCATCAAGGGATAAACCTTGGCTGACATACTCTAGAACCTTAGCCTTGGCCTCCCGTAAAGCCTTAACATTGTGATGCTCAGAACCTTTACCCGCAGCCATAACACTCCTAATACTTCCCCATATAAAACCTGGGGAATATCCCCCTTATCGCTCGGCTCGTTTACGAGCCTCGCTACCCCCTCGAGTGTTCGTGGCTGGCATCCAAGCCAGCCCTTACGGTCTGTCTTAGCCACCCACTCACAGTCAGATAAACTCACTCTGTACTAGTCGTTCGTTTATCGTTACATATATACTAACCCGTTCAGAATACAAAAACGAACGCACTGATGTGCAGAATGTGACCAAGGTCACTAGAATTATGTGTATAAATACGGACAATACGGGACATTCCCGTAATACTGGAAAAATATTTTCTCCTGATAGTATATAGTCTAGCGCGCCAGCGCTATAACAACTGGGGTCGCGCAGCGACTCGTAGTTGGAGCCACGCGTGGCGATTGAACGCGTGCCTCCGCGGCGAGCGGCGGGTGCAGGGCTGGCCCTGCCCGTTTTAATAAACTGTGCGAAGCACATTTAATCTTTTTCCGAGCGAAGCGAGGCGCGATTTTTTCGCGCTGGGCTTATGGCTCTCGGTTTGTGTTGGTGGACTATCTGCAAGGGGCTATTCGTTCGGGGCTTCCCGTATCCTTCGAGGCTTCGGGCTTCGGGCTTCTGGTGCTTTGGGGGAATTACGCAACACTTTCGAGGTTTTGCGTTTTTCGGGTTTCTCTCTCTTTCTCTTTTTTTCTCTCTCTTTTTTCTTGCATTATTTACGCATAAATCTATGCACTTTTTTGGTGTGCGTTCCTGGGCTTTTTCTTTTGGATCTAGCTCTTTTGCTGAATTACGCAACAAGGGGGCAGGGCAGGGGGGCAAGGCGCGCGGGTCTGGTGCTTTTGGGGGTGCTTGCTTTAGGTCTGGTTTCCTGTATTCTTCTCTTATGGGTCGAGCGACCCATCCGCCTATTGGCGGGCGTTGTGCGATAATCGCACAGATTGAAGGTCATCATGTCAGCATCAAAGAACGGCAAAGTAACAAGCAACAAGAACGAAATCCATTCAGGCATTGAGTCACAATTTAACAAGGTCGTAGGCGGTTCGCTTGCGGGTGAAATGAAGGCTTTCGCGTCTCTCGCGGATGCCATGCACAAGGGGCGCCTATCGGTTCGAGGCGCTCAAGCGACTATCGCAAAGGTCGAAGCGGAGACGGGTTCCCTTCCGTCCTTCCGTTCCTCTTGGTGTCGTTTCGTTTTGGATGTTGTGGAATTGCAGGGAAAGAAGGGGGGCGCGGATGCGTCTCTCAAGCGTCTCTTTAATGTGGTCGCACAAGGTCGCAAGGTTCACAACGGCAAAGACGGGGCGAGTTCATGGGCGGATGTGGTCGCGTCCTCTAACTCTCTCGAAGCGATTGAGTTGCAGATACCGACTCAAGGCGAGCGCAAAGAAACCCGCGAAGCGCATCACAACGACACGAGCGAAGGCGAAACACCCGCGAAGGCTTACACGCTCGAGGATGTTATCCGCGAAGCGGGGAAGCGTCTCAAGGCGGGCGAGCAGGTTCAGGATGTGAAATTGCTCGAGGTGTTCGCGGTAGCGATTGCGAAAGAATTGCAACGCGCGAAGGCGTCCGCGTCTATGGGTAAGGCGGTGAACGAGATCGCGCAAGATTTAGCAGCGTAACCCGCGCGAAATTGCCCCGTCTCCCTTAATCGGGGGGCGGGGCTTTTTCATGCCCGCACACGCGCCCGCGCGGGGCGCGCGAAAAGTTTGTGTAGGTACGACCGAAGGTCGTTCCTATGCTTTTGGTTTGTGTTGGCTAGTCTCCGACAGAGTTCCTGCCGTTGAGCGCTAGCCGTTCCGTTCCCTGTGTATGGCGGGGGTGCTTGACTTAGTGGCTAACTAGGGTAATCTTAGATAGTGGACATCCTGCTAGTCGCAAGTCGTTCACACTTACCGATTGTGCGATAATCGCACAGTCACTAACCCGAAAGGTAAATGATGTATCTCACAACACTAGACCTGCTCGCAGTAATGATCGCGCTGGTCGTCTCAGTAACACTCGTAGTAACTACCGCAATTCACAATGCACGCCTTCAGCGTGCCGTTTCCGAGTATCGCAAGGCTTGGCTAATCGCTCAGCAAGCGTGCGATAATCGCACAGGTCGTGAGTAACCATGAACTATCTATCCATTGAACGCTTCTTGGTCAATCAAGAGCGCGTAGAGGACACATCAGGCTTGATGTTTCAAGTCGGTGACATAGTGTCTAGCGGTAGAACTAAAGACTGGAAAGTCGTTGAGATTGCCATGTCCTTTGGCGGTGGCATCTCATGTCTGCTAGAGAAGCCCGATACGCAGACTTGGAGAGGTGATGAGCCGTGGCAAGGTAACGGCTGGCAACATGGCACTAATGAAGAAGGACAGTATGTCGTGCGTAGAGTCATGAAGCATCAGTCTCTATACCTAACAGAGAGAGCAGGTCAATAGTCATGTCATACGGCTATCTTGAAATAGGGATGTGTCAAAGGTGTAATACACCTGACCACTTATTCCTCTATTCCAACCACGAATACGGCGCTAACCAATCAGCGCGGTGTTCGCACTGTCACTCATTCTCAAGCCTAGAAGGTACGCCTAACAGGGTGCCGATTATGGATGAGTCTGCTAACTGTGAGGCTTGTGGTAAGCCTGAGTTAATCATTGAAGGTGAACCTGATGAGTCCCAACACTGGAAACTCATTGAGGCTTATCTCAGTGACGGAGAGCGTGCGATAATCGCACACCGAGATTGCACAACCTCTCGTGCTTACAGTTCAAGTTGCACAGATTGCAATACTGTCTATGCAACTACGAGACACCGAGACTGGCGCATGATTTCGCCAATCGGTTTCAGTGAGTTCAGTGAACTTCTTCAGATCGAAGGTGACTTGCGGTGTACCAAGTGTGCAACTGCCTACTATGAGGAAAACGGGGGTGAGTCTAATTTCAACTCATGCGAGTCATGTGACGACATCTTTCACAGAGACAATGGCGGTTGGTTTGCCGACTCGCTCTACTGTCGAAACTGTCTCGATAACTATGTCTACGAGTGTGATAACTGTGGCACAGAATACTGGGACGGCAACGGACACGATTGCTCAGATGAGGATGAGGACAGTGGTTCGATACACAGTTACTCGTACCGACCTAGCCCGTACTTCTTTGGCAAGGGTCAATACTATCTCGGCTTTGAGTTAGAGGTCGAGGCTCGTGACGAGTCGCGATACGCTGGCGCTGAGATAGCACAGGACGCACTAGGTTCTCACGCTTACATGAAGGATGATGGCTCACTCTCTGACGGCTTTGAGATAGTCACGCATCCTCACACGCTGGAAGCCTATCAAACCGATTTCAACTGGGATTTCATACCCAAGTTGAAGCGTAATGGTTTCCGTTCATGGAACACCGATACCTGTGGGCTTCATGTTCATGTGTCTCGTACCGCTTTTGGTAAGGGTCTTATTCCATGGGATAGTCCTGACCGAGATCAACTCATCTTGCGTAAGCAAGCACATGAGTTACGCTTCATGAAACTGATTTACGATAATCAGAGACAGGTTGAGCGTATCGCTGGGCGTAGTGGCAATCACTATGCAACCTTTCAAGATAAGGGCAAACTGGTATCCAAACTCAAGTTCGGCAATCAATCTAGTGGCAGATACTCGGCTATCAACACCGAGAATGACGCCACGCTAGAGGTTCGAGTGTTCAAGGGTTCACTGCGTAAAGAGCGCGTAATGTCTGCGCTTGAGTTCGTTACTGCATCCGTAGAATACACTCGTGACCTCAAGGTTACGGCTAAAAACCAAGCGCTGACATGGCTACGCTTTACCGCGTATGTATCAGAGAACATGGAAACCTATCCCAACCTAGCACTAATCATGAGCGAGTCTTTCGCTTCTGACACCAACCCTAATGAAAACTAAGTGTGCGATAATCGCACAGAAAAGAGTATGAACTATGTGTATGTTATGTGTAATTCCGCCCAATGTAATTCCGTCACGAGATAAGTTAGAAGCAAGTGCGCTCAACAATCCACACGGATTTGGTTTCGCAATCGTAGTACCTAGTGAAAACCGCATCCATAGTGAGCGCACTATGAACGCAGACACCTCTATCAATCGCTTCCTAGAGATGCGTGCTAAGTATCCTGAGGGATACGCTATGTGGCACGCACGATTAGCCACTCATGGCTCAATGACAGTAGATAACTGTCACCCATTCAAGGTAGGTCATGATGAGCGTACCTACCTAGCGCATAATGGCATCCTGCCTATTGTCGAACCGCAAGGTGATCTGCGTAGCGACAC